GACGGTGGTCAAACCCAAGAAATTTGCAACTCTTGGGCCCATCAATTCTGTGACGGGGGTTCGCAATGGAACTATTCCCAAAAACACGTACTGGATCATCGTCCGGAAGGGCGTTGATTGCAGCTCGGTCGATACGAATCAGCTTACGACTGCACGTCTTCAAATCGACGTGCCAGCTGGGGCTGACAGTTACGACCCGGCCAATGTACGTGCGATGCTGTCCCTCCTGATCGGCATCCTCAACGAAGAGAGTGCTGATTTGGGTGATTCTGTCATCTCGGGTATCTTGGGCTCCTAGCCCAGGCTCTTGATGTCACTTATTCTCTCATTTGAGGTGTAACATGAAAGTTCAAGAGTTCCGAGTTGTAAGCGTGTCCCTTCCCCGCGATTTTCTCGAGGGGAGGAATAACATGCGCTTAGTCCTAAATCTCTCTCAGATCAAAGCTTCCGGGAGAGAATATCGTTACAACATATCCGTCGTTCGCTGCGAAGCGAACGGCGACTGGGTGACGATGAGTGAAGGCTTAAAAGGTTCACACTCTGCAAAGGGTGGCTGGATTCCGTTCCAGTTTCCTTCAAAAGTCTGCACTCGGGATGAGGTCGACGCAATCGAGATGTTGCTGAAGACCTTGACAGTTCCTCTAGACGCAGCTTGGGCCTTCTCTTATATCAAGTATGTCAAGAAATTGGCATCCTGGATTAAAGAGGATATCAGGCTGTGGGATGAGAATTTTGATCCCACTCAAGACTATGATCTTGACGATCGAGTCTTGTCTGCGATTCTCTAACTAGAGGCAGCAAATCCACCGAATAGTGGTTTCAGGAGACAATATGGGTGCTTACCCTGTCGTTCTTTTGCGATGCCTTGAACATGATCTTCGCCAGTACCCAGTGTCGAAAGACATTTGGCCTGGTGCTACTCCACGCGAAGCGGCCAGCGTTAGTATTCGGAGGTCACTCTTCAAGAAATGGGAGAGTGATCAGACTGATGACGCTGACGAGGCTTGCTTAGCTAAGTTTTTGCAGGTCAATAATGGCTGCAGAGACTGGAAGCTAGACATCGATACGCTACACACGTGGGATGAGGAGCTCTGGGGTGAGTTTAAAAGCTCACTTGACAGGTTCTTTCATCCTGGTGGCTTACCGCTAGTAGGGCACTTTGGATCTCTCCTCCGTTACGGAAGAGTTGGTCCTGGTGCCTCGCTAGGTGCGGCTGGAGGGGACTTCTACACGAAGTTCTTTTCATCGCCGCTCACGTCTACTCGACATGTCCTATACGATGAGTATAGGCGCTACACGAGGAATTACCCGGAGTGGAGTAATGCGGAAGCAATCCGCCAGCTCGACTACGGCGACGCCCGTATAGTGAAAGGAAACAGTCTCAGCTTTGTTCCGAAATACACGCATATCTCGCGGTCTATCTGCACCGAACCTTCGCTGAATATGTTTTATCAGCTTGGGCTAGGTGAAGTTTTGAGCGCTCGATTAAAGGAATACTTCGGTATTGACCTTGAAATCCAGCAGTTTCATAACCGTGAGCTTGCTCGTAGAGGCAGTCTCGATGAGGGCTATTCCACCCTCGATCTCGAGTCTGCAAGTGACTCAATTAGCCTTCGTTTGTGCGAAGCAGTTCTGCCCAAGTGGGTTAATGACCTACTAAAGCTGCTGCGTTCGCCTACAACGGTTATTGATGGTCATGAGCATGAGTTGCACATGGTATCTACGATGGGCAATGGTTTTACTTTTGCCCTTCAAACAGTCATGTTCAGCTGTATGGTAGAGGCTTCTGCTAACTGGCATAGGTTTAACCTAAAGTACCCCAGGGTGACCTGGGATCCTCTTGTCAGACAGAAGCGGTTTCACCACGGTAACTTCGCCGTTTACGGTGACGACATCATCTGCCCCGTCGTATTGACGGATCGGGTATGTCGTCTTCTCCGTTTGGCAGGTTTCGTGGTAAACACCTCTAAGTCCTTTGTAGAGGGACCGTTTAAGGAGTCCTGTGGAGCCGATTTCTACTTCGGCGTGAATGTCAGAGGCGTGTATCTTAAGCGCCTTGACACTTATCAGGATTTCTTCTCTGCAATTAACCAACTTAACCTGTTCTCTACAAGAACGGGCATCCGTCTACCTACTGTGATCCGTTGGCTACTCTCTCGAGTGCCGTGGGTCCCAGTTCCTAGGTGGGAGGATGATTCTGCTGGCATCAAGGTGCCGTTGTCTCTCCTGAGAACTCGAACCATCGGGGAAGAGCAGAGTATTCTTTATTCTGCTTATCGTCCCCGTGGTCTCAAGATCAGGATTCTAGACTCGTGCATCAAGGTTCCTGCAGGACTTAAGCGGCGAATGTTCAACCCGTCAGGGTTACACATAAGCTATTTGCAGGGTTCGATTAACGGGTCCACCATACCGGTCCGGCAAAAAGACCGGGATATACTGTGGATCCGGAAGCGCAGGCTTGTCGCTCCCAACTGGGACGCCGAGCCTACTGTCCACCCTCTCCAAGGGTGGTTTTGCTGGCGGCGTTGGGAATACGCCGTCTACCTTAACCTTTAGCCTAATAGCTATCGGTTGAGCCCCTGGTG